AAACGTGATCACTACCGAAATGGTCAAAAACGAAGTAATCACGGGAGGAATTAACATGCAATGTCTAAATTGTTACACCTCAGAGATGGTAAAACCCAATAACGATCATCCAGCTTACGTGGAATGCCCGAACTGCGGAGCCATTGAACTCCTGTATACACCACAGGACTATCAAGAGGAAATACACGAGATTCCATATAACGTATTACGTACAGGGGAAATCGTTCCCCAAATCATCGCCACCTTTGGTGGATATGGTTCCGGGAAATCAAAAGCATCCTTACAGGAATTTTTCCTCAGATGCCTAGAAAACCCAAGGGGTACAGGATTGGTGACGGCTCCAACTCTCCAGTTATTGAAACGGACCACCATCAAGACGTTATTAAATGAGATTATTCCACCTCCCTTGATGGAATCTTATAACAAAACTGATGGCGAAATTAAACTGGCAAACGGATTTACGATTTACACCATTCCCTCAGATGACGATGAAAAATTACGTTCCATCAACGCAGGGCTCATTCATATTGAGGAAGCTTCTGGTATTGCCCGTTCAATATATGACCAGTTGTTAACCCGTATGCGTGACCCGTTTGTAAAAAACCGAGCCATGTTCGTTTGTTCCAACCCGGAACTGGGATGGATTAAAGATGTATTGGTGGACAATGACAAACGAAAAGACCCGATTCATCCCGAACATGAGGATTACAACCCATACATTCATTGTTTTATTTGGGCAACCAACTTAAACAAGTTCTTACCTCCTAACTTTATTGAGATGAACTCAAAAGGTAAGCCGGATTGGTGGAGAAGAAAATACTTAGAAGGAAGTTTCGAAGCGGCAGAAGGTGCGGTATACCCGAACTTTTCCAAGTGCATCATCCAACCATTCCCAGTTACCGATAAAACCGATAAGTACGGTATTCCTTTGACATGGGAAAGAGTCATTGGTATGGACCATGGCTTACGAAACCCAACCGTTTTTGTATTCGGAGCGATCAATCCCGATAAAGGGGAAGTCATTGTTTACAATGAGTATTACAAAGCCAATACCCTAGTTCCCGAACATGCTCAAGCCATTAAACCAAAACTGGAGGAAATCCCACTTGGACTCTTACGATTCATTAAAGCCGACCCTTCTACAAGGAATAAAACGGACCCGATCAATGGAAAATCAGTCCAAGGATTGTACCAAGAATACGGAATATACCTCAGTGAAGCTAACAATAATGTGGAAACGGGTATCCTTCGGGTTAATTCCTATATTGAAAGAGGAAAATTGAAGGTATATAGCACCTGTATTAATACCGTTCGGGAGCATTTGCGCTATCAGTTCCCGGAACTGGACATGGACAACGAGAAGAACTTAGATGAAAAACCGATGAAGAAAGACGATCACAGTTGTGATGCCACCCGATACATGATGATGGCTCTCCCAGAGGACCCGAAATTGTTGAAACTTGTCGCATTTGAACCGAAAAAGTCGTATAATTACCTTAACAGTACCGAAAACGAGTACGGATGGGATGAAAATTACCGAAATCAGTATGAAGAAGTCAACTATTACGGGTATTAAAGGAGGGAAACCATGCCAACACCTGCGAAAAAATACAAGTATGCGGTGATGCGAACGGATAATACAGCGGTAACATATGAATGGACTACCGTGGAATACAAGAAAATTTGTGATTCCCTAGTTTCCGATATGAAATTTGCCAGTTTCCAAGACGGCATCATTAATTTAGAAGGAATTAGGGCAATTGTGAAACAGGAACCACCAAAAGAACCAAAAGATGTGAAACCTCTTGAGTCTGGTACACCTGAAATGGATGTAGTTGGATTGCAGTGGTTAAAAGAACAGCAAAAACAAATGCAACAATGGTATGAAAGTCAGCAATATGACGAAGATTCGGAACTGGATGGAGGTCGATTTAGTTGAGTGTAAAAGAAATGGATTTAAAATCACCCATTTTTGAAGATGTCAAGGTGAAAATGAGTGAAGATGAAGAAAAAATTATGATTCAACGCTACCAAACCCGGTTCAGAAATGCAGAGAAAGCTGTCATTGAACAGCACGAGCTCTTTAAAAAGCTGGATACCTTTGACCGTGGGGAACAATGGAAAGACATTCCCATGCCCCCTTGGATTCCAAAACCTGTTACGAACTACATCCGTTATGTGCGAACCACTAAACGGGCGAACTTGGCGGCAGAGATTCCAAAAGCCAAATTTTCTGCCGTTCACCCAGATGATACCGAAATCATTGGTAATCTCCAGTTAGCCTACGATCATGTGTGGGAAGAATCAAAGGTTCCTAGAGTCATAAGAAGATGTATTGATCGAGGAACCCTGCAAGGAACCGCATGGGCATACGTGTATTACGACCCCGATTACGTAGCTGGGAAATATTACGGACCAAAAGACAAGCGAAATCAGTTGTATGAAGGGAAAATTTGTATCAAACGATTTCCAAATGCTCAAATTTTCCCTGACCCAGATGCGTATACCATTCACCAGTGTAAGTTTATTGAGATAACCGAAACACTCAGCTTGAATGCGGTGAAGAATAATCCAGAGTTTAGGAAATATGCTGGGAAAAAGTTGGACACCTTGAAAGGAAATCAACTGGAAACGGAAACAGATGCCATAGGTGACATCTATAACCGTACCAATGGACCATTGAACAATCCCCTAGGTTCACAATTGGGAGAAGAATCCGTTACCTTGCATACTCATTTTGAACGATTCCGTACAGAAAGTGGAAAATGGCAGTTGGATATCACGTATTACCTAGCCAATAGCTCTTTTGCCTTACTGCGAATCGAAGATGTAAAACCGAACGTATACCCTTTTGCTGTGTATTACGATGAAGAAGAGGAAAATGATATCTGGGGAACCTCGATGGCTATGGATATTCTGGAAAATCAGATCACCTTAAACCGATTGAGCCAGACTTCCGCTATCATTTCCACCATGCACCAGAACCCACAAAAGGTGGTATTAAGGGATTCCGGGATTAATGCACAGGAATTAGCCAGAACAGGTACCTTGGCAGGGAAAGTATGGCAGTCCAATATTCCAAAACCGATTGAAGTCATCCAACATCCTGATATTCCGAATGGATTATTCACCACACAGGAGAATTTAAAAGCGGAAATCAAGGAAATGACCGGGTTAAATGAAGCGTACACCGGGCAATCCGTTGGTTCCTTGACTACTTCCACCGGGGTAGACTCTTTAATTGAACGGGCGAGTATCCGGGATAAAGACAAAGCCTTGCAAATCGATGCCTTTGTGGAAGAATTGTCTCACCTAGTTATGTTGTTCATCGTGTATCACTGGAAAGAAGAACGACCCATTTCAAAGAAATTACCAAATGGGCAAACCGAATTTGACCAGTTTCAACCAGTGGATAAACTGACAGCCGAGAACTTGGATTGGCGAGTCATCTCCAACGTGTATGCGAGAAGTCCAATGACTTTGGCATCCAAAAGACAGCAAGCTGATAAACTCATGCAGATGCAAGGACAGTTCCAGTTTAATCCTCCGATCATCCTGCCGGAAGAATGGATTCGGATTCAGGAGTTTGATTTCTCCGATGAAATCTTGGCTCGTATGCAAACGGACCGTCAAAAACTGGAGCAACAGGATATTCAAAACATGTCTCAGCAAATCATGGGATTCATTCAGCAAGCACAAGGAATGGCTCAAAAAGGAATGCCGCAAGACCAAATCAATGGTCAGTTGCAACAACTCGTCACCCAGTTATTGCAACAAACCCAAAGCACAGGTTCTTCTCAAACGATGGATGGTTCGGGAAATCCTGTAAACGTACAAGCCGACTCAGGTACACCGCAAGGTGTGACCAGTCAAGTGGCCATGAGCAACATGGCCAATGGAAGTTGACATAGCATATAATACATGCTATACTAAATGTATTCCAGCATTTATGAGATTGTTGAATCGATCTTCAAAGTAATCAATCGTTGGACGCGGAGATTACTTTTAAGGAGCGTACTCCCAATACGCTCCTTTTTATTTATCATTTACCATTGTATATCTTATATTGTATAATAAAGGTAATCACTACCTACCACAAAAAAGAACCGTATCCCTAGGCGGTTCTTTTTTGTTTACATATATTGACAAAAGTGGACAAGGGTACTAGAATACTGTCTGCATACTCTAGTTAGTTGATCGGCACTCTAGTGCAACCCGTTCCTGCCCCCAGTCCTAAGAACGGGTTTTCTTTTTACCCAAAACCAGTTAATCCCCATAGGTGTTGAACTATCCTCTAATAAGTGGAGTAAATACCCACAGCCAAAAAGAATGCCCCATTTAAGATCGTATAAACCGACCAAAGATGAAAATAAAAACAGACCCCATATAGTATGAGTAAAGCCACGATGCCTAAAAATAAGCCATAATGGGAGTATTTTTCCCATTGGGGCTTTTCGGTGATCAGCATCGGGACATACGCTACCCAAAAGAAAAGGAATAGGATTAAGAAACACGTCATTAACACCAACTTGAACCATCACCCATATCAAGAAATTAAACTGCACGTGCATTTTACCGCTCCAGACAATCACCCCATTTCCCCAGTTTCCGTTCCGTATTAAGTATTCTCCCCTATTTTTTATTTTGTATGCAAACTTTTTTCAATAAATGTATTGCCAAGTTTTGTCGAATATTGTAGAATGCTGTGCAAGAATAGTAGATTTCGGATGACTCCGCAAAAAGTCTCTACTATAAAGTCAGTACATTTTCGCTACCCAAGCGTAAAAAGGGAAAGGAGAAAGACCTATGCCAGATTTTAATGATTTATCCCAAGCCATTAGTACCCTAAAAGGACTACATGATGGAACCATTGACCCGAATACAATTGACTTGCCAGAAGATATGGCGATAGATGATGACGAACCAACGAATACCGAACCAGAAGAATCCGAAACGGAGACAGAGGAAACTCCAGAGGAAGAACCAAAAGAGGAAGAACCTGCCGAAGAAGAGGAAGAAACGGAAGAGGAAAAGAAGGTTCAAACTCCCGAAGAGAATCGCAAGTTTGCTGAACAACGCAGACAACAGGAGTTAGAAAAACGAGTACAAGAAGAACTGAATAAGAAGTTGCAGGAATCTCCTGAAATGCAAGTTGCCCGTATGCTTGCTGACCAGTTTGGGGTGACCCCTCAACAAATGTTAGAGCAAATCCAACTGGGAATGTTGCAGGAACAAAATCCAGACGTAGCCCCGGAAGTGATTCAACGGCAATTTGAGCAGACTCAAAAAACCTCTCAATTGGAACAGCAATTAGCTGAGTTGCAAACCCAATTGTGGGAAAGAGATATCCGACTTCAAGGTCAGGAACTTCAAAAAGAGTACCCGATTTTAACAAATGACGATCTTGCCGCAACGTTCGATTATATGCGAGACACTTTAGGAAACACCAATATCCCATTAAAACAAGCAGTCATGGCGGTTCATGGAGAGAAAATCATTGAATATCAGACGACACAAGCCAGAAACGAATTATTGGCTGAGAAGTCCGGGCGTAAATCTCCCTTAACACCGCAAGGAGGTAAGGCTCCTTCCACTCCATCATTGACACCAGAGGAAAAACAAATGGCGAAGTTAATGGGGATTTCGGAAGAAGATTATCTTAAATACAAATAAAATCACAAAGGAGTGAAAACACATGGCTTTTGTATTCGCTTATTCGCTGGATGGGGATAACGGCAAACCCGTTACCGACCTTCCTCTAGACACAGCCGCTAACTACAAAACTTCTGGTACAAATGGAGTCACTAAAGGTGATTTAGTATTCCAATCTGGTGGATTACTTCGTAGGAACGGAGCAACAACTGGAACCGCTATTGGTGTTTTAGAAGATACGGAGTTTACTGGTTTAATTGCACAAGGACAACCTTATGCCGCTACAAACAGTTCCTTCACAGCTTCTGCAACCAATACGGCTACTTTCCCGAACGGAGTAGGTAAAGTTCGTTTGGACAAGTCCAATGTATACCGTGTACCTGTTAAATCTGGTTCAACTGCTACGAATGCAAACATCGGTGTTTCTTATGCTATTTCCGTTGATGCAACGGGTGATCAAACAGTCGATATTGCTACAACCACTACACCTGCGGTTACAGTCAGAGAACGTTCTGCTGACGGTAAATTCGTATTCGTTACCCTAGTTTAATAAATTCATAATTTAAGAGAGGTGAGTACACAATGTTAACATCTGCAAACTACGGAAGATTGCTTGAACCTGGATTACGTAAAATCTTCATGGAGACTTACAGTGAGATTCCTGAGCAATATTCAAAAGTATTCAATGTTCAAACATCTAATAAAGCCATTGAAACAGACCTTCGCATGGGTGGTTTCGGTCTATTTGAGAAGAAGGATTCCGCTGGTGCCGTGAAGTATGAGGACCCAACTGGAACTCAACCCCTTCAATACATCCATGAAGAATTCGCTAAAGGATTCTCAGTGGAACGTAAACTTATCGATGATGAACAATACAATCAGATCAATAAAATGTCTGCGGCACTTGGTCGTTCTGCCCGTGCCACAATCGAAACAAAAGCCGCTGATGTACTAAATGGTGCATTCACAACAAACGGTTTTGACGGTGTACCGTTGATTTCGAACACGCATACTCGTTTGGATAAAGGTACGATGTCCAATGCCCTTCAAGCTACTGATGGTGCTGGAGCCGCAAACGGAGCTTTATCTGACCGTAACTTAAAAGCCGCTCTTGTTCAGATGCGTAGACAAGTGGATGACAAAGGTATCCTAATCCAAACAACTCCTAAACTATTGGTGGTTCCACCAAGCTTAGA